GATGATTTGATTGCAAAACTTCACAGGGTAGAAGATTTTGTAATTAGTCACGACCAGGAAACGGCATCGGTAAAAGTGCGGGATGCAATGAATTTCACTTTTGAAAGTAACAGCCCCAAAACCATCGGCAAGCTGATTGAATTTTGGAAAGATGAATTTTCGGAAGCCATAAAGGAAACTGAAAAGCAAATGCGAGAAATCGCCTAAAAAGAAAAAACCGCTCACGGGTTGAAGCCGTGAGCGGTAAATCAAAAAATTGCGTCTGTATAACAATTTTAAATTTTAAGCACTACAAAAGTATGAATACAAATTCAAACATCCAAGAAAAAAGGGAATATTTAAAAAAAATATCCCAACCGCTCACAGAACTAAAAGAAAGCGGAGCAATTGAGAGTATTAACGCAGGGTTAAAAGCCATTTACAGCGCACAAGGTCACGAAACATTAAAGACTTTTGACCAGTGGGCATCGGCAGGGTACAGAGTAAAGCAAGGAGCAAAAGCCCATTATTTGTGGGGTAAGCATATTACTAAAACTATACAAGTGAACGGAGAAGAAAAAGAAATAATTTTTTGTCCGCTGGTTGCTTTGTTTTCTGATTCACAAGTTTATAATCCTGATAATAATAAATAATATGAATACTTTCGATTTTCAAAAAAATAAGTTTGAAGTTATGAACTTGCAAACTTTACAGCAAACACACAAGGAAAATGACATTTACGGCAATCCTTTGAGGGGTGTATATCATTATGAAGTGATTAACCGGATAGCTGAAATTTGCAGAAATACCGGTTTAGATTTTGAGATAGATGAAATTTTTGCAGCGCAAAATAAAAGTTCTCAAAATCCTGGTGTCGTAATTTTGCCACAGGTGGAAGCGATTCACGGAACGAACGCAGCCGAAGCGCATATTTTACGCCGTGTATTTTCCACTATAAAAATACATGACAACGAAACGAGCGACATCACGACAACCATCGCCATCGCCTACCATCAGGAAGGCATCCAAATTGGTTTTGGTCCCAATGTGGTAATATGTAGAAATCAGTGTATTTTGAACCGTGAGCGACTGACACAAAATTACGGAAGCGACAAAGTAACGAATGAAGAACTGTTTCAAAGCGTTGAAAATTGGATGAATAACTTTGCAGGATACAGAGAGCAGGACATCAGAATTTTACAGAAGATGAAAGAAATTTTTTGCAGCCAAAACGAAGTTTTTCAAATAATTGGGTTGCTCACTTCATTACGTGTGGCACACGATACGAGCGAACCAAGCATCAGACAAAATGAAACCTACCCATTGAATCAAAGCCAAATTTCACAGTTTACAGAAAGCTATCTTTTGAAAGCACAGGAAACTAAAAGGCTCTCACTTTGGGACGTGTACAATCTGGCAACAGATTTATATCATCCTGATAAAACGGAAATACCAAATTTGCTACCTCAAAATTTATCGTTGATTGAAGTATTAACAGACCGTTATAATTTAGGATAATATGGAAAAGATATTAACAGTATGCAGGGCAGCACAAGGGAAAAAGTACACGAACGCCATCAGCATCAAAGGGGAGTATTTAAAAAAGTACGGATTTTTAACAGGCGATTTTGTAAAAGTAACGATTCAGAAAGGGGAGATAATTATAAAAAACGATGTGAGTACCCAAATGTTAACCGCTATGAAGACGAAAAACCCGCATTTATTAACTCTGATTGAGAACATTGATTTAGTGATAATGTAAGCTAAGAACGCACGGAAATAGCACCCAAAGCCATTTATTTGGCAGGGTGTTGTTTTTGGCGCGCGCCGGCACTTCGTGCCGTCGGGGGAAAGCGGTCAAAAATGGGGTAAAAAGTGCGATTTGGTAGTGCTTTAAGCCTTTTTACCCCATTTTTGGAAAGTGTTTGAGCGCTATTTCCATTTTAATTTTATCCAAACACAAAAAATCTATGCTTAAAAAATTAAAAGTGGAAATGCGCATCGCTTGAGAAGTGGTATTTTATATAATTAAATTCTCAAACATAAGCATTTTATATTTGTTAGCCCTGCATTAATTTGCGGGGCTTTTTTTGTCCTTTTAAAAGCTTGTTTTCCTGCCGAAATTTGTATCGTAAAATTTTGTAGCGATGACAGAAACCCGTTTTCCTTCTTCCGGACTGAGTGCTGAGTATGGTGATATTGTAATTTCTGAAGTTACAGTTAGTGCTGCTGTTGCAGTAAGAAAGGCTGGAACTGTAATACTCAGCGAGGTTTATGTGCCAGATGCTAATGATCAGATTACGATTAAAGGTATTGGCGAATTGGCTATGTTGTATTTTACACCAGGTAACTTGCTTACTGATACTGGCTCAGATGCTGCACCTGTGTATTTAACAGTTGATGTGGTGGCAGATACAACCATTTCGAAAGTGGTAACTATATATCCGTGCGTGGTTGATTTTGCAGGTACGCTGGACGCAGCCACACTCTTACATATACCATTAAGCCGAGCCAACATAAAACAAACAGGTCCCGGACGTAAAGAGTTTATCTCTTTTTATGGAAATTCGAATGTAAAAATTTATGCTGTATATATGGGCTTATCTGCTGATCAGGGTGTAACAGATAATCTGATAACTTTGGCAAATGCTAATGAAATATATACTGTTGATGTATCGCCTGCTATTATTGCTGAAAGGATTGGTCAACCGGTGGCAAAGCTGGTTTATTATAATGTGTATACATCGGAGGATGCAATTATCCGCTATATGGTATCCGGACGAAACTGGCAGTTTGAAAAAACGTTTGTATTCCGGAATTGCTTTGGTGCTCAGGAAAGCTTTACATGCACTGGAGATGAAGTTGTAAGCCGGAAGTGGACACGTGAATTTGGGAATATTAATTTAGAAAAGATTGATTTCAGCCGTGATATTGAAAAGCCTATAAAAATAAATACAGGTTTTGTAACATCTCAGGATGTGGACGTAGTGGAAGATATGTTGAACTCTGATGATATATGTGTGATTGATAATTCAGTATTTCAGAAGGTTACAATATTGGACGAAGAGTTCAATGAATCAAGCCGCAAAGATGAAGTAAATTCGGTAACGTTTACGTACCGTAAATCGAGACAGGGAATTGTTTCTAGCTATACGAAACATAAAAGGACAAGAGTTTTTTCAAATGAATTTGACTCAAGCTTTGAATAATGGCACAACGACCAACACATATACGCCGTAATGTAATGCTTCAGGAAATGGATATCCGCAGGTTGCCTAATGGAACGAGGATATTGTTTTCGGTGAAATTTGTAACTCAAAGCGGTGTACTGCACTTTGTTCCGTTGGCTTTTGCCTGTGGTTTGCCCTGGAATGTAAAGGAAAGCAGAATGCGTGGCATACAGCCGTGTGATAAGTGGGGAAATGCAATTGATCATGTTTATCCGGTGGGAATTGATAATTTTTTAATGTATAACCAAATGCATGTAATTTTATAGAATTATGGATATATTATATTCGAAAAATGGAACGCCATTGATTATTTCGGGAAGTGGTTTTTTTGCTGCTACCAGTGGCGCGCCTACCGGTATAACTCCGGAACAGAAGAAAGCACTATCGAAAACCGTGGATACTAAAACGGATCAGGACTTTACGGACGTATCCGGAATAAAGATGCTGAACTGGAGGAGTCAGAACGATTTTCCGCAATGGGCTGATAAGATTATTACTTCGACCAGCGTACTTAACTCGGGATTGAAGTTTATCCGTAATTTCACGCTTGGACAGGGAATATATGCTTGTAAGGTTACCGGCTTTGATGAAGATGGCGATGAAGTATTGGCGCCCTGGGATGATCCTACAGTTCAGCAATACTTAGACAGCTGGCAGGGAAAGCGATTGCTTGAAAAAGTGGGTCGGGATTATTTTAAGTATGGTGCTTCGGCTGTGCAACTTCTCACTAACGAGACAGGTGATAAGATAGTAGCTTGCAACCCTATGAATGCTTACTTCTGGCGGTTGACACAACGGGATGCAATGGGGCGCGAATACCTGATCGATTCGGGAAAGTTCCCTGATACTCCGGGAACGGGTGATTACAAAAAATATGATGTGCTGATGGAATTCGATCCGTTCTATGACCTTGATGTGCGTAAGTTTGAAGGCAAAACAAAAGATAGCGTGGTATGCATGGTGCGTGACAGCTGGAGCAACCGCGATACGTACAGCGAACCGGTGTGGCTGAGTGCATGGCTGGCCGGATGGATCGATATTGCTAAATCAGTTCCACTTTACCTGCAGAAGGTGTATAAAAATCAGGCTACCTGGAAGTGGCATGTACAGATTCCTTATTCGTTTTGGGATAAGAAATTCCCAATGGCTGAATTTGATGATCTGACAGAGCGTAAAGCAGCTATTGAGTTGTATATGGAAGATATTGAAAAGAACCTGCTGGGTGTGGAAAATGCTGAAAAGCCTATATTTACACATTACTCGGTTAATGACCTGAATGGTAAAGTGGAGGAAGAATGGAAAATTACTCCGCTGGATAATAAGAGCAAGGAGGGTGATAAGTTGGTGACCAGTGCGGCTGCTAACAGTGAAATATTGTTTGCGCTTATGATAAACCCGAATGTGCTGGGTGCAGGTATGCCGGGTGGAACTTATGCAGGGAATCAGGGAGGGAGTAATATCCGCGAAGCGTTCCTGGTAAATATAGCCAACGCCTGGGTGGATAGACAAACACTGCTTACGCCACTTGAAATAATGATGCAATATAACGGCCATATAGGGCTGAAACTAAGATACCGAAATACGATACTTACAACGCTGGATACAGGAGCCGGCACTCAAAAAAGTATGTCGTAACCTCACTTTTTTTTCTTTTTTTACTTTCATAAATATGTTTAAATTGATTGTTTATTTGCTGGATTGCCCGGGCTGTGAAGTTCGGGCAATTTTTATATATTTGCAAATCAATATTTTATAACCTTTAAAAACTTATTAAATGCGTAAAATCTTATTTACGGCTATTATGGCTGTGTTTTTTATTTGTGCCAATGCACAAAATAATGATTCAATAAATGTGAATTATCAATATTGTGAAATTATTGGCAATAAACCATATATGTCCTCAAAAATCAAAATATCGATTGACTTTGGAATTGATGGTGAACTGGTAAGTGTTGACTTCAGATCTATGGTTGAGACATTGAATGCAATGGAGAAAAAAGGATGGTGTTTTGTGGAAGCATATACAGCACCGGTTAACAATGGAAATAATATGTTTTATCACTGGTTACTAAAAAAGAAAATAAAATAATAAGTTTTATTATATTTGTACCGCCAAACTTCACTTATAGCAGCTCACTTGAAACTGACGGCTGTACAAATATTTCGTATACCTTTTTGAGCTTGCT